ATGACGTGGGAAGCATACTTAAAAAGCGAAGAAGGAAGATAAAGAGGCATCGTTGGAAAAAAAGACAAAAAGCAAACCGACACAAAAAGAAGAAGCGGTAAAAGATATAAACGTCATTAGTGACCTCACTGAAAAAGATGAGGTGTACAAAGAGGCGTATAACGACCTTATCTTCTTTGGACGTGCATTCCTACCTCGTGACTTTCTAAATAAGAGTGTTACGCCTGAGTTCCACAGGAACGTAGCCCAAAAACTAATTTCCACCAAGCCCGGTGGAAGATTGTGTAATATCCTACCTCGTGGGTTTGGTAAGAGTATTCTGGCCAAAGCGGCTATTATGCATAAGATATGCTTCGGGGAGAAGGACAGCCATCAATTCATTGCATGGGTAGGTGAGGAACAGGGTCAGGCTATAGATCATCTGAAATACCTGAAGAACCACATCGAGATAAATAAGAAGCTTAGATACTATTTTGGCAATATGGCTGGCGATTCAGCCGGTAAGCGGTGGACGGAGAAGGATATCGTCACAGCCAAGGGAGACAGGATCATAGCCAAAGGTACCAGCCAGAGGCTCAGGGGTCGTACTGAGGTGGATGTAAGGTATACTGGTGTCGTCCTTGATGACTTCGAGTCCGAGCTTAACACTAAGACACCAGAACGTAGAGCCGAGATCAAGAAATGGGTGGTATCTACGGTATATCCAGCACTTGAGGAGTCTCCGGGCAATGAAGGTTGGATATGGCTCTCTGGTACTATTGTGCACTATGACTCGTTTCTACAGATGATATACGAAGGTTCTGAGGAAGCATTGAAGACAGGACGTAAGTATCCATGGGATGTAACATTCAAGCGAGCCATGGAAGAGGGAAAGCCTATCTGGAAGGATCAGTTCTCTTACAAGAAGCTGGAGAGGAAGCGTCAGGAGTTTATAGAGGCTGGACTTGTCAACAAGTTTGCTCAGGAGTATATGAACGATGCTCGTGATATCTCCAACGCCTCTTTCAAAACCGACAAGATCAAGCATCACAGCTTAAAATTTGAGTGTCATGGCAACTTCGGCTATTTAATGGATGGCAATAAGGCTATTCCCATACATACCTATATGGGTGTAGACCTTGCACACACAGCCACGAAGACTTCTGATTATCAGGTTATACTGGTACTGGGTGTGGACTCTGATAAAAATCGTTATGTTATAGAGTATTTCAGGGATCGCATACCTACATTTGATATGCCAGAGCGGATTCTAGCTATGGCACAAAAATATCGCCCTATGAGAAGGGTAACAATCGAGACGGTAGCGGCACAGGAGATGGTGAGGGATATGGTTACGAGGATAAGCGCAAAGGATAGAAGGCTTATCCCCGGCATATTTAAGGGTGCAAAGCCGCCTCCCGGCATTAAAAAAGCTGACAGGCTGGAAACAGCACTAGGGCCAGTGGTCAATAGTGGGAAGCTGTACATTCGGAGAGACATGACTGAGATAGTGGATGAGTTCTTTGAGCATCCTGTACCCAAGCATGATGATATCATGGATGCCCTGTACTACGCCGACTATTTCTCACAAGCCCCAAGAAGCGGGGCTATGGACGTATCTGACCTTTCGCCGGAAGAGTCAGGGCGGGATTTTAAGTTTACTAAAGCTTATAACTGGCTTACCGGCGCAAGAATTACTTCTTGACATTTTAGCGACGAGCGGTGTATATTTACGCCGCTACTTACTGTTTAATATTTTATTTAACTTTTTTTAGTTTATAGGACTCTAAGTATACGAAGTGGCTATTGGGAATTTTAGCTCAAAAATAAGAATGGCAGAACAGGTCTACGGCCTTCAAGGAGGGCGTATTCCTAAGCGTGACGAATTAGAGACAATGGTGTCTCCTATGGGTCTGAGCCGGAGTTTTCTGGATGTGGATCAATATGAAGCTCCAACGGATGTTGTTCAGGATGTTAGAAAATTATCTAAGGCCATGCTTGGAGACCCTCGTAAGACAAGTCCCTTCGCTGAACCCTTAATGGGGTTTACCCAACAAGAGACACAGGTACCGCTCAGTATTCCACAGCCATCAGGCGTGAATGTGGAAACCCCCGAAGGAAAATCAAAACTTTTACAGATAGCACGAACTGAGGGGTGTTTGGAAGGGAATAAGACACCCAGAGAAATTGTGCAATGTGTATCTGAGGTTCGGGACACGGAACCAGAGGATACCATGGATATGTTGGAAAAGGAATATGATATTAGTTTTACTGGTGACAAGCAAGAAAAGATGAATATCATATTGGATGTCATACTGGAAATGAACAAGAATAAGCTCCCCAAGGGAAACTTTCCTCAAAACCCGCAAATACAAGGGGCCAAGAAACAGTCAAATATTTCTCAATCTAACCTACCTCTTCGTTATCAGTCCTTCGGGGATATGAACAAAACTTATTAATGCCCATAGAGCTAGACCCAAGAGCAAAGGAAAATCAGGAGCTTTATCGCCGGTGGCGTGATGCTCGCAAAGACTGGGAAGATGAAGCCAGAAAGGACGTGGATTTCTTTCTTGGTAATCATTTTACCGCTGGTGAGTCCTCAGACTTGTCAAGTCGTAATCAAGCTGATATTCCTATGGACAGGGTTGCACCGGCTGTTGAGAAGTTTAAAAGTATGCTCACAGCTAAACCTCCAGTGTTTACAGTTATTCCACGTGAAGACTCAGATTCTCAAGTATCTCAGATATGGCGAACAATACTGGGTTATGTCTGGGATGTCTCTGATGGTGATGCTCAGATGAAACAGGCTATCCATGACTATACTGTCACAGGTCTTGGGTATTTGTATGCTTATGTTGATAACAACGCAGATTTTGGTAGAGGTGACGTCAAGTTCACATACGTCAATCCGTTTCGTGTTTATGTTCCACCTGATTGTCGGGACAGGTGGTTTACTGATGCTGATGGCATCATATTATCTACTATACTGACTGGTGAGCAAGTCGTTAACCTCTACCCGCAATTAGGCGATCAGGTTGATCCAGAGACTGGTGAGATGATACCCGGTCTTATTCATGACCTTTCCACTGTTCTGGAAGAAGACTATCCAGAATCTACCTTGCAAAATTCTATTCGTGCGTTTACTCCGGCAGAGACCAAGGATAAGAACTGGTGGGGACAGGAAAAATACCAGATTCTAGAGCGGTTTTATCCTATTACAGTACCTTTTTATCGTGTGGTGGATTCACAGACAGGTCAAGAGAGTATTATGGATGAAGAGGCTTTTTCAGTATTACTGGAAGAGAACCCCGGTGCTTTTGAGCGTGGGTTTTTGGAATTTGAGGAGATACAACAGCCTAGAGTAGCTGTATCAGCGTCCCTTGGAGAGGTGGTACTATATGAAAAAGTACTCAACATAGACATGTATCCTATCGTTCCAGTCCCCAATATCTGGACTGAGACACCCTATCCCAAATCAGATGTTTCTCGTGCGAGACCCATGCAAAGGCTTTTGAATAAGCTCTGGTCTCTGGCACTGTCACATGCACAGGCGTCAGCCGGATTGAAGCTTATTGTACCTATGGGATCAGTTCCTAACATAGAAGACCTTGAGCGGGACTGGTCAAACCCCAATGCTGTCATTGAAGTGGATACCACACAGGGAGAGCCACACTATCCGGCACCACAACCTCTTGCGGGAGAGTTCTACCGGTTGATCCAGCAATGTGAGTTCTATATAGACTTTTCATTTGGAGTTCCGGAGATGATGCATGGGGTACCGGACAAGGCACCGGAAACAGTACGGGGCACAGAACGTATGATTGCCCTAGGGTCAGAAAGACCAAAATCAAAGCTCAGGGACATAGAATTTAGTATTAACAGGTTGGGACGGGTACTGTATGGTCTTGCTAAAGGCCACTATACCTATAAAAAAGTTTTTACCCTTGCTCAACCAAACAATGATGAACCGGGTATCTCTGTCAACTTGTATGATGATGTGGGCAATGCGGTCAATGATATCTATAAAGACAGATTGAATATAGGTCAGCATGATGTACGCATACAGCCCGGCTCTACACTTCCCGAAAGTAAGTGGGCTATCTACGATGTATATCTACAGGCCTTTCAACTTGGTCTCGTTGACAGGATGGAAGTACTAGCCAAGAACCCAGAAATATTTGACAAGGCTGGAATTATGCAAAGATTAAATGATTATGATCGCTACGAGGCGCAGATACAGGGTCTACAAGGTCAGGTTCAAGAACTTGAAGGAGACCTACAGACCGCTAGACGTGAGTCTGTACATGACCGTATGCGTGTTGAAGTAGCAAAACTTAAGAGTAAGCTGTCTGACATTTCTTCCAGAGGTGAAGCAGACAGGAAAGTAAAATCTGCCAAAATGGATACCGCTGTCAAGCTCGGTGAGCGTGACATTAAAGATGCGGTAAAAAGTATTGGCGGAGATTAACAACAGGCAAGAAAGGGAGCCCTCAAAATGGGCGCCGAGCCGGTCACTAAAGGTGACGTTTTGGTGTGGGAAATCCGTAAGGGGTTCCGCCCAAAGTCCAAAAACATCTAGGAGGTGAATTATGGCAGAGGCAACTACACAAGAAGCAACTGAGTATTCGGGAATCACAGACGTGAATGCCGGGCAGGTTGCCGACACAGGTTCTGATTATCAGTACGCTGGTGATGAGACAGGAGAAACTGACTTTTCAAGTTCAGACTATGACACAGAGGCCAGAAAGTTCCAGTCCATGTACGACCGTGAGGTCGCTAAAAACAAGGAAATGGGAAAATATGAGCCACTCATAGAACTGTTGGAGAGCAGACCTGATCTGGTGCAAACGCTCCAGACAGCGATTGTCGGTGGACAGCCAGCAACGGCACAGCAGAAAAAGATATCTGAAGACGAGTTTAGCCCTTGGAAGGCCTTTTTCGACCCCCGTTCCGAGTCTTATCAGCATGTCCAGAAGGAGATGCAGAAAGCGGTGAATCGTGGGGTTCAACAGCAGATGGGTGCTGTTAAAGAACAAGTGTTTATGAATGACCTTAAAAGGGATTTGAAAGAGAACTATAATTTCAACGACAATATGGTTGATGATTTTGTACAGTTTTATTCTACTCCTAAAGAGGATTTACCATTCGAGGCGCTTGTTGATGTGTATTTAAAGACAAATGGAAGTGAGGATAGGTCGAAGCCTTCTTCGTCTTTAGATATTGTTCGAGCAAACAAGCAATCTCCAAGAAGTGCTGGTATTGTTCAGGGTCAAGCCCCAAGACCGAAGTCCGAAAAGGATCAGGTATGGGACGGGATCATGAACGCATCAAACGCACGGAGATTGCCTTAATGTAATACGGAGATAAATAATGGCAATAAACGTAGGCCAAACAAGGTCTTTCGATCCGGGTAAAGCTTCAACGTCAGCCGCTGGTTCAGGTACTCTTACAAGTGTAGGAACTGCCCCAGATACCAGACGACTATACGATTTTAGCGACCGGGTAGCGGAATTGTCCCCAGAGGAATCTCCATTCTTTGTTTACCTCAGCAAAATGTCCAAGGTACCAACCGATGATTCTGTATTCCGATTTTTGGAAGACAGGTCAAGGATTGATTGGACGAGTCGGAACTTTAACATTCAGACTACTACTGCCAGTGATGTGACAGTGGGATCAAAACATGATCTTAACGTAGATGACGGTTCAAGCTCACCGATCAAATGGTTGGTCAAGGGCATGGTCTTTGCACTTGAAGCAGATCAAACCGCACAGTCTCATATCATTTTTAGAGTTGAGACTGTTTCGCATGGTAGTACGAATACTAGCATTGAAGCCAAGTGTGTCGCTCTTTCTAACTCCGCTAATGACGGAACAAACTATAACGATGTGGAAGATAATGACGAATGTCAAGTTATCGGTACATCGTTTCAAGAGGGCTCCGGTTCTCCTGATGTTTGGTCAAGTGAAGTAGAAGACGATTTTGGGTACACCCAAATCTTTAAGACTGCCGCTGAGTTAACCAATACAGCTAGAGCCACGAATTATCGTGGTTATGCTGATGAATGGCAACGAGTCTGGGCAATGAAACTCAGAGAACATAAGGTGGATATTGAGAGGGCTATGCTCTTCTCACACCGTGCTCGTGTCGATGGTTATCAGTATACTGAAGGTATTGTGGGTCACATTCTAAAGAATGCCACGGCGGCTAGTTCCGCTTCATATACTTCAGGTGCTCCTTACCATATGACGCTTGCTAGCACATCTTTTACCTACGATCAGTTACTTGGTGACTTGCAGGTTGTTTTTGACCCCGCTCGTGGCGGACAGTCAGATAAACTTGCCCTTGCCAGCTTGCCGGTTGTGACTTATATGAATAAAATGGGGGCCACAGGGTTTGTAACAAAATCTGCTGGTGCTTCCGAAGATTATCCATTGAGATACAATATGGATGTTATTCAACGTGAGGGGTCTTTCGGTCACAGTGTGATGCAGATTGATACCATTCACGGTTCATTGTCACTGGTGAAAGAACCTTTGTTTAGAGGTATTGCAAGTGGTTTCTTGCTCATGGTTGATATGAGTCAGTGCGCCTACCGACCCTTGGTTGGTAATGGCGTTAATCGTGACACTCATGTTATTACGAACGTACAACAAGCAGATGAAGACCTGAGAAAGGATATGATCATGACCGAAGCCGGTTTAGAGGTCACTATTCCTGAAACTCATGCTCTTTATGCTTTTACCGATCTTTAATAGGAGATTGTTATGAGAGCTGATGTATTAAACCAAAATAGTTCTTCCTATGATGGAAAAACTAGAGCTGAAACTATTTTCGAATGGGACTACATTAACTGTGCTCCACCTGTGTTATCATCTTTTGGCAATTCAGCAACTGATGTTTATGCGGATGGAGATAAGTTCGGTGCTCTCTGGCCGGGGCCAGATGGCGACTTATATCCAAGTGTAGCATCTTGCGTAGGTGCTTTCACAGCAGTGGGAACTATTCCCAATGTTGATGGAACTGTACCTGCAACAGATACAAACGCTACAGTAGCAGGATTAAACCTGCAAATGGATGCCGAGACTGCTGATAACACTGGAGTTGAAATAGTCTTCAGTGGTAGTCAGTTTGGTAGTAAAAGCAACAAGATTGTTGCTGGTACACATACCGCTACTATTGATGTAACATGGAATAATGTAGACTGGACTGATTACGACGCTTGTGCAGTGGGACTGAGAAAGGGTATAGAGTTTGAAACAGGACATGGTGGTATTCTAGCGGCGGCTAGTGGCGACCCCCTGTATACTGACTATGTAGCTTTTGGTAACATGCAAGCTGATATGATATCTATCGCTAGTGCTTTGAATGATGGTGGACGTACTTATACGGATACCGGTGACAATCCAGCGGCGAATCATAATCATAGGTTCGTAATTAACCTAGATTCAGATGGTGCAGTTACATATAAGCATATTTCTGCACAGCCAATGAAGACGGGAGCATTAGCGGCTCCTACCACAACTGCGGCATTCACTTTTGATAGTGGTGATGTGCTTGTGCCCTATATGATAGTGCAAGGTAAAAATGCCGATAGTGCTGTCTATTTGAAAGCCCTAAAGATCACTCGTTCACCGAGTGTTGCGGGACATAGCGTAGCTTAACGAAAAAAATCTGAAGTTCGGGGTTAGAATCCCGATATAAGGATCAGGTGGCTGGGGGGTCAAACCCCCTTCCACCTCTATGAAAACATGTATGCATTGTGAGAAACCCAATCCAGAAGGATGGTTTTATTGCAAGGAGTGTGGTCAACGGGCCGCTCCTCGGCTATATACAGTTAATGCTGTAGTAAGGGAGTCGTCTTGGGCACCAGCCATAAGACGAGACCTTATTGATTTCAAACATACAACTATAGAACAGTCTGTTAATGCTATGGCTAAGACAAAGGCTGATAAGTTCCATAAGAGGATTGTAGATGGCTTTAAAAAAAGCCGAGCTAGCGTCTAGGATAAAGAAACTTGAGAAGATGGCTCATGATCCTCAAAACTTTATGGATAAGTATCAACAGGTTCTAGAGAAATTGAAAGTCATAGATGAGCGCTTGGAGAATATTGAAGATATATCCAGTAAGCGGTATCAGGTAGTTAAAGATAAGGAGAAATAGCTATGCCAAAAGGCCCCGGAACATACGGTAGGAAGGTTGGAAGACCGCCACTAAAGACAAAAAAGAGAAAAAAAGCCAAGCCTGTGAGACGTAAAAGGATGTCGAGGAAGAAATAATGGCTAATGGCTTAGGAGTTCATTCAGGAATAGATAGCCTCTTGGCTTCGGCATCTTTGCAATTACATCAGGAAAATGGTCAGACCAAGCAACCATCTATTGAAAATATCCTTCTTGCAAACAAAGATAAGAACTTTGTTCAGCGCATTTTAGATCGTTCATTGAACTTTGGCAAAGAAGTATTTATAGAGGGTGATCCTAGCCCCATGTCTCATTTTATGATGCAGGTTGATAATCTGGTTATTCCTAGGGTGGTTGATAGGGGAGAAGAGGTGAATGGTCAACCAATGCTTTCCCTTCTTACAGTGGATGATGCTTATGATTTCGCACTACAAACCGGAGAATATATACAAATGAATAATGATGAAGAGGCTCTTTGGTTCTCTAAACATTATAAAGATTATTGGGGGCAACAAGAATAATGGCTAACGAACTAAGAATTGAAGCTCAACTGGAGTACGGCAAGAGTGGTGTTAAGGAGAGTATGCACACTTCTACTTTTGTGGATGTGTCAGGAGATTCGCTTAACAAAACTATTCAAGAGATTGCTACTAGTAATACACAGATTACTGCCGTTGCTACAATTGGAACCTATGGATATATGTTTATCAAAAATTTAGATTCAAGCAATTATGTTGAGATTGCGGACGAAAATGATACTAATTACTTCTGCAAGTTGAAAGCCGGTGAGTTTGCTATGTTTCGTGCCGCTGATAGTGATTATTGGGGAAGAGCTAATACTGCGGCTGTAGACTTAGAAATTCTAATTATTGAAGACTAATGGCATACCAGAACTTTGATGTACAGATTCAGAACTTACTGGCTATAGACAGTACTACACTGGCTAGTATTCAGGGACTTCTGGACACGTGGATGACTAATGGGGCAAAGGAGATCACAAACCTCATGCCTCGGGACATGCTTAACAGTGTGGCAACTGAGACCTCAGCGTTTGATCCTGATAGCGGTACCACATTAACCACATTTAAGATTTTAAAGGTCTATAGGAACGATGGTACCATAGATCAGCCGTGTAGGCGTATTCCTGCGGCATTAAGGGGTCGTGCTACCGATCCGGACGATATGAACTATGCAACGGCTACAGACCCCGTATATTACACGGAGCCGCAGACTGATGGTACTATGAAGGTTATCATCCTACCGGTTTCCAGTTCCAGTGTAGGGAAGGTTGTATATGCTAGCCCACCCACTGTGGACGCCAGTAGCGGGGGTTCGATTGCAGGCTTTCCTGATGAGGCTGAATACCTTGTGATGCTCTATGGAGCTGTTAAGGCTGGTGAGTACTTACTGGCTAACAATGAGGATATTGAGCTCCTCTCGCCCATTATAGCAAATTTGAAAAATGATTATCAGATGGGTTTAACCGCTCTTTATGGTCAACAGGGAGGAGCCAGAGCGCAATGACATTTAAAGAAATACTATCAAGGGTTAGAATGGTTCATCCCGATGCTGGTGAAACATACGTCAAAGCGCTTGTTAATGATGCGCTCCTTGATCTACGCAAGTATAAGGTCGTAAGAAGACGTATGAAGATTGACACAGTTGAGGATCAGCGTTGGTACAACATTGGAGATCGGAACTCTGACCTTCAGATAGATAAGATTTATTCCGTGTCCTATAAGGACTCGGACGGGAGTTACAGATATATTCCCAGAGTGACCAATTATTATAATATTGTAAATGTGGATGAAAAATAATGGCTTATAACTATCCAGAGGACTATCTGTCTTGGTATGTTGTGGGTGACAGGATCGCTCTTGTTACCAGCAAGAATACTTCTAGTAAGAATGCCCTTGAATCAATAGACGAGTCTACGAGTAATGGATTGCTCATTGAATACAGTGCCCAGCCAAGAAAGATTGAAAACCTTTCAGACGTGCCAGAGATCGATGACACGTTACATCCAACATTGGTCAATTATGTAAACTGGAAACTTTTTGAAGATAGATTGGACGAGGTTAGTGCCGCATCGGCTGTTAAGTATCAGAGGCTTTGGGAAACCAAAGTCCGTCAGGAAGCCGGCAGGGATAAGGTAGGTGGCCAGAGAGCCATCGTCCCATTTACGTTTAGATAGATATGCCCATGTCAGAGGTCTCGGGCGGAAAGGCATACACAATACAAGGAGATTAAATTATGGCAACAGATTCTTCAGCGGATACTCATAAATATACTGTTGTAGAACAGGGCAACATCACACTGGGTCAGGCAGGTGTTGCATTTTTATCTAGCACAGGCACATATACACCACCGGACAATATGGTGGTAGTGGCAATACAGTTTTCAGAAGATAGTGTATTTGATTCCAGTGATGCGACAACGGCTGAATCGGATTGGCCTACGGATGTTCAAGGTGGAGCTGGATCAGGTAGCGTTGCTATTGATGGAACAACTATGCCACAAGGTATGACGATCTATGGTAGGTGGAAAGCAGTAGCTTTGGATTCTGGTTCTGCATTCCTGTACTTAGGGCCTTAAGTCATGTCACGTTTAGGTACAAGATTAGGTATCACACAGACAGTGCATCAAATGGCACGTCTCGCAAGAGATTTATGGAACTCTATATCTCTTAACGATACATGGGATAATGAACAACGTGAATGGCAAAAGATTGTTTAAAGATTTTATCGCAACCATGTCAAATAGTTTCGGGCGGTAAGTTGCGAGTTTTAACAAGGAAACTTTAGGAGATTAAATTATGGCGAGTTTATCAGGAAATACAATAGCAAGTACTTTTACAGGCTTGCTCAAGACGAATGATAATGGTGCAAGGGCGGCAGACGGCGCTACCCCTGACCAGTGCTCAGACGGTGCTGGTAATACCATTCCATTATTTGTATCAGCTACAGAGGTTTATGCTGTAGGTAGTGGTACGGGAACATCACATACCGCATTTGGTAAAGATTGTGGTGTTGATTTAGCCGCAGGTACTGGTAATTCTTTATTTGGAGAAGGTGCTGGTGCTGATGTGACTACAGGAGAGCATAATACAGCAGTTGGTTATCGTGCACTATATCAGGGTACGACTGAAACAAACGACAATGTAGCAGTAGGTTTTAATGCTATGAGTGGTGCTTGGACTACAGCCTCAGTTATTGATTGTGTTGTAATAGGTAGCGGAGCAGGTGCCGGAGCTTTAGTTGGCGGTGCTTCTGGTCTAACAGCAGTAGGTAAGGCCGCAGGAGCCGCAGTTACTTCTGGAGCTAAAAATACAGCGCTGGGCTTTGGGGCTGGTACGGCACTTACAACTTCGGATAATAATGTAGCCATAGGTTATAACGCATTATATCAAGGTACCACCGAATCGGACGATAACGTGGCGATTGGTTACAATGCTATGAGCGGTGCTATTGGAACAGAACAAGTAAACGATTGTGTTGCTATTGGTAGTGGTGCTTTAGCTGGTGCTTTAGATAGTACGGATGGAGCTGATGAGGCTTCTGGCACAGTTGCAATTGGCAAGTCGGCAGGAGCGGCCCTTACAGAGGGGGCAGGAAATACTTTTGTTGGATACAATTCTGGGACTGCCATTACTATTGGTAACTATAATACATCATTTGGTAATGGTGCTTTATTGGGTAGCGTTGATGGAGATTTTAATACTGCAATCGGTTATCAGGCGTTGGAAGATTATGAAGGGGCAGATGGTTCTGGAAAAAATACAGCCGTTGGTTATCAAGCAGGAAAGACCATTAGTACAGGTGCATCTATTGTAGCAATAGGTTCGGGTGCTATGAGTTCTGGTGTAACAACAGCAAATGAGATTGTAGCCATCGGAGAAGGTGCAGCTGCGGTTCTCACATCTGGTGGGCAGAATATCGCCATCGGAAGAGGGGCGATGGATGAACATACCACGGGTTCTAATAATATTGCCATTGGTGTTAATGCTATGACTGCTACTCAGGCGGCTGGAACACAAACTACCTCCGCTGGTTCAGGCAACAATATATTTATTGGTAGAAATTCAGGTGGTGGCGATTGGGCAAATGATGCGACCAGTGAAAATATTGGTATTGGTAATTATGCTATGGATGCCGCACTAAATAATTCTATCAGAAATGTAGCAATCGGACATCAGGCTTTAAGTGCCCAGACATCGGGACGTAATAATACCTGTGTTGGTTATCAAGCAGGTGATGTAATACAAACTGGTTCACGTAATACTCTGATTGGTACGGGTACCAGCATGGATGCGGAGAACAAAGTTGATGTTGTTTGTCTGGGATATGGAATGTCTGGAGACAGCAATACAATTAACTTAGGGTCAAGCAACACTTCTAAAATTTATGTTGCTAACGACAGCACTTCTTGGGCAAATGCTTCAGATGAAAGGATAAAAAAAGATATTGAGGATTGTGATTTGGGACTTGCCTTTGTTAATGACCTTCGTCCTGTAACTTTTAAGTGGAGAGCCTACGAAGATTGGGATGAGGAATTAAAGGAAGAAGGAATGACAAAGACGGGTATAAACACAGAAAAACTAAACTATGGATTTGTTGCACAAGAAGTAAAAACTACGATGGATTCTCATAATCATTCGAAGTTTCCAGCTTGGGGTTGTAGCAATAGTAAGACAGGAGAACAGAGTTTGTCTAAGGGTAATTTTATGACTCCCGTTATCAAAGCAATCCAAGAACTTTCAGCCAAAGTAACCGCATTGGAAAATGCTTAATTCATAGGAGATAACATGGTACTAACACTAGAACAGGTAGATGCAAGACTTGCAGAGATTCCTCAACAGATGGCAGAGATAACTGCTGAACAACATCAGTTGATGGGATATAAAAGAGCACTGGAAGATGTTGAGGCTGAAGCCACACCTAAGAACGGTGAGGTAATGCCTCCTCCGAAGAAAGAGAAAAAATCCAAAGTTGCTAAAGCCGCTTAAATGGATTCTTCCACTCATACTTCTCGGATGTCAATTAGAGCCAGAGATAGTATACATTCCCGAAATCTATGAGATAAGGGATACGCTCTATGTTCAAGTCCATGATACTTCATATGTTGAAAGCGAAGCATCTTTTGGGATAACATCAGATGCTACACTCTACCCGTATGGTACAGACAGCTTGGAACTCGGCTACTGGTATGCTGTCACGAAACTGGATTCATCTTTTGTTGATTCTGTTTTTCTTACTGGTCACATCATTAAGTGGAACGATGATATGAATGGGGGTGATGTAATGGATAAGACATATTATGTTCCTTGGCCTGATAATGCTAGAGATTGGATTCTTCCATTTAGCTATAGTCATGGAGAGTTTTTTTCTAAACAGAGATGGGCAACAGATGATTGGCCCACAGATGTTGTAGTATCATACACAATGGAATTGGAATACAAGTAATGTACGGAATGATTAACGAAGCTATCCGAACCTTAGTCACAAGAGAGGCTGGCGATGAGGTATGGGAACAAGTACTTGAAACCTCTGGAGTAGGAGAGGATGTATTTGATAGTATGGAAGGGTATGATGATTCCGTTACATACTCACTTGTTGGGGCTACGTCAGAGATATTGGGGGTGCCGGCATCAGACGTCTTAGAGATGTTTGGCGTGTATTGGGCAACGGATGTAGCGCCAAAAGGTTATGGAGATTACTTCAATGCATTTGGGCACGACTTTGAAACCTTTGTAGAGGGACTGGATGAGATGCATGTTAGGATAGCAGAGATGTTACCCAACTTAGCTCCACCCTCGTTTGAAATAAAGAAGCTTGGAGACAATCATTTTGAAATTCATTATGAGTCCCCAAGGGATGGATTAGCTCCTTTGGCTATAGGCACACTAAAGGGTATCGCTCAACATTTCGGTGGCGAAGCAGATATTACTCAGATAGAGTATAAAGGAACTGATGACCATGATGTATTTGAGGTCAAGTTTACCGATGGGTCATAAGACTAAGCTCGGCAGTCTATTAATGGATGCTGACATTATCACTAAGCGACAGCTTAATGAGGCTATTAATAAGCAGTCTAATGGTGATGATAGAAAGTTGGGAGAGATTCTAGTTGCCGCTGGGTATGTCACAGTAGAAGATTTAACAGGGGTCATGCTAGAGGAAGCTAAGGAAGCACAGTCTGAAAGAGAAAAGTCAAAGCGTGACAGGTTATTACAGAAACAAATTTTACAGAAGAAGATTACTCCTAAGCCGGTTGTGGCTAAGGTAGCACCACTACCTACTACACTACCTGTGCCTGATGAGGAGATACTTAAAAAAAAATTCACGTTGTCAATCCAAACTATGGTGGCGGCTGTGACTGGTCTTATATCCCTGCTAGGTATGTGGTATGCACTACAGGCTGATATACAGGCTAATGTGTTTAGAATTGATACTCTTGAAAAAGAAGTAGAGAGATTAAGAAGCAATGATTAATGAAAGACCCAGTGACAGCGTGTGCGATTGCAGTTGTCGGTGCCATGATACTGGTATCGGTAAAACAGGTAGCACCACACGTGTTCTGGGGAGTACTCATAACTCTATTGATTTATACGTGTCAACGCCACCTAAAACAAAATGGATTTTCGTGGACGACGTGGAGCAAGAAGTGAAAACTAGTTTTCCAGATGGTTGGACTTATGTTGGGCAAGATACTGATGAACAATGCTGAATTGACTGAGTGGAGAGAAAGTTTAAAATCTGATTTATCCGTCGTACGTAATGATGTCGAATGGATTAAGGAAAATCTTGGACGAATGGATGTGCGTCAATCTGAACTTGCGAAGCAGGTATCGTGGCTTCGGGGGCTTGGTTCGATTGTTGGTGTTATTCTTGGCTCTGTTCTTGCTCTGGTTAGCAGTGTAGTATTTGGGAAATGACTAGTCTCAATGATAGCCTTCATGTCAACATCAATATCAAGTGGCTTATACAGATTATCACAGCTTCTGTTTTGCTTACGGCTTCTTATTTTAAAGTCAGTAGCACACTTGATGACCACGGGGCTAGGATAACGCAGATACACGATGAGATAGTAGGGATACAGATGAGGCTAGACCAGATGGAAAAAGAGCATGTAGAAGAGATTGAGCATCATAACGAAGAGCTTATACAAGAGAATAAATCTTTATTGGAAAAAATTGGAATAAGAAAACGATAGGAAGTGTAATTAAAATGACTAATGAATGTGATTGTGAAAATTGTGAATGTGAGAATTGCGAGTGTAAATGAATAAAGATATTAAGGATATGGAGAATTGGAATCAGAAGTTCGGGAACACTTTTGCAACGGTGCTTGGGATGTGTTTCGTTTGTGCTTTTGTGATGTTCTTCTATGAGGGATGCAGTTGGGAAGGATATGATAAAAATGACAAAATTGTCAGCCCGAAAGAGCCGGAAGATAATACCGCTGATCCTTCAGCTTGGATATTATATAAATAAACAATGGGAGGTCTATAATGGACTGGGTAGTAGAGAATTGGCAAATAGTTACAATCGGCGTGATGGTGGTAGACAAAGTCGTCGCCATGTCACCGAGCAAAATGGACGACTTAATTTGGGCGTCTGTGAAGAAAGTTTTGACAGGCATAAAGGTAATGAAGAAAAAATAATGCCGTTTTATCAAGAGATAAAGAAAGTTATTGAACGGGAAGGTGGTTATGTAAATGACCCTGATGATCCCGGCGGGGAGACCAAGTACGGTATTTCCAAGAAGGCGTATCCGAATGTTGACATTGAGAACCTGACAGTGGATGACGCTGTGGAACTGTACAAAGATGATTACTGGTTACCCGCCAAGATTGAGAGGTTGCCCGACAAACTACAGGGCCAGTACTTTGACATGGTGGTCAATCAGGGTATAGCCAAGTCCTCCAAGATACTTCAACGTGCCTGTAACGGGAAGAATAAGGACAAGATAAAAGTAGATGGGAAGGTAGGCCCTAACACCATCAAGGCGACTGCTAGGCTGGAGTCTGATAGGTTAAGGGCTTACCGGATCATGGAGTACGCCAGACTGGCTCTTACAAGGCCTGAGCTGGAAAAATATTATTATGGTTGGGTAAAGAGAGCAATGCATGCCTAAAGCGTTTTATAACATTAATGATTTCTCCGGTGGTCTAAACTCAGCTCTCGATCCACGTGACATTGGTGAGAACGAGATGTCTGACGTAGAGAATATCATACTGGAAGATAGGAAGTCTATACGTCCCATGGGTGGGGATACCGCACATACTGATGTTCCCAGTGGGACGGCTGGACATATCTGTCCCGGCTATGGCGCCTTTATTTTTGAGTCCGATCATGAACGTGGCCCTAGGGCTCTAGATACTGGTGAGAACTGGTTGGGAGTCATTGATTCTAAAACTGGAGAGGTTGATCTTTATGATCTTGGTAGTGATTCTTTTCAGTCTGGGATATTTGATATGGGTGCGGCATCCACCTCGGGAGCTTTTAGTTCAGATGAACTGGCTTTTGCTGGCAATGCTGATGGTTATGACACCATTACAGCAGATGCCGGCTCAGTTAATTTTATAACTCAGGGGTTTAGAAAAGGTGACATCATAGGAATCTCGGGTTGTACTGATGTGACCAATAACAATTTCAACGGTCTGCGTGTAAGAACTGTCTCCGAACTTGTATTAACCTTGGATCACAGCGGGGTACTTACTGACGAGGACGATGAAGATGGTGATGTTACAATTACCAGATTGACACAGGGTGTATTTTATTTCGCCGATGAAGCTCTCAGGGTCTCAGACGCCGCATTCGGTTCCAGTATCCAGAATAAGTGGTACGGTTACATCAATCGTCGTCCCTTTCAGGACATCTCCGGATCAATGGAACACCTAGCCAATACGGGCAATTTTAGTTCTAATTGGACAGGAGGTAATGGGTGGACTCTGGATGCAACAGATGCAAGCTATGCTCACCATGCAAGCCCCGCCACTTTAGTTCAGGCAGTGGCTGAGATGACTATAGGTGAGACCATTCCCAACGCCATCTACAAGTTTACATATACAATGTCAGGATTAAATCTTGGTAGTTCGGCGACTTTACAGGCTTCTATCACAACAGCCCATGCCGCTACTTCAACAGATTTGACCATGTCAGACGCTACGACAAGTATATATTACAAGACCAAGTCATCGGCTGGTGCTTTTACTATAGGAATTACAGGCTCGTCAACCAATGCCGCATTCAACCTTGATAATGTATCTCTGACATTTTACGGTTTTGACGATTGGCACGATGATAATAATACTCTATCCCCACCTACGGAATGTGACATACACGCTTCAAATTATCCTGAAGCTGGAGCTGGATTCAAGTTAAAGGTTGAAAGTCCCACATCTCCAGCCGGTACGTGGGCAAGTGAGACATATCAGATTGCCGCAAGTTTTATATATGATGGCCATCAGGAATCATTCCTTTTCATACCATCATCTAACAATACTTTTGCCGCCACATCACTGGATTCTCTTGATATAGATGTAAGAGCCGCTTTAACTGATGCTAATTCCGCAGGTTCTTTTAATCCAAGGATATCCGGTGCTCGTATTTATACTAGAATAAATACCACCTCTGATCCGTGGGCTTTGCTGTTGGACATTAGCCTTCGAGATGGCGTCAGGGGAAGTCTAAGCGGTGAATATTCTCCGTGGGTAGTGGACTCTGGTATTAATATGAAAGTGGATACAGTCATCGTTCCTTCCCCAGCCCTTGAGACTTATGAAATTCTTAATAGCTTCCCGGCTAATAAAGACGCTAATGAACAATTAACCATTTCCGGTACTGGTGAAGGCTTTAAAACTGCCATAGTGGCTAATAGACGTGCCTTTGTGGCAAACATGAAGACGGTAAATGAGGACAGTGAGACTGTTCAGATGCGTGACCGGATCATGTATACGCCTATCGGTAAGTTTGATACGTTCCCTAGAAGCTACTTCATTGATGTGGTAAAGGGCGATGCTGAGGAGTTTACCAAGCTGGAAGAGTTCTCAGACCGATTACTAGCCTTTAAGAACCGGAAACTCTATATCATTAATATCGCTTCTCCGTCACCATCCAACTGGTATGTTGAGGATATTAAGGACTTGGTAGGGATTGAACATCCTTATGCCTCTACCAAGACAGAGTTTGGTGTGTGCTGGGTTAACAAGTTCGGTGTATACCTATATGATGGTCAAAACGTGACAAATCTTTTATTCAACAGGATCAAGGAATCTACATGGCAGACCTACTTTAGACGTGATACATTGATCGGGTATAACCCAAGGCGCTATTATCTCATTGTCCTGAAGAACGCCTTTGCTGATGCGGGAGATGTATATATATATGATTTCAGGACGCAGTCGTGGATCAAGGGTCAATCAGCATTTGATGATAACTATAATAGGGCCAACATGGTAGTAGATTGGAACAGTAATACTACATCTGTATACCAGACATTGCTTACTGGTGACCTGTATTGGTCATCTGACACAGCATGGGAAGGACAGACAAGCAATACTTGGAACTCCACATCTGATGCCTACGAGATTAAAGAATGGACAGATTCCATGCGTTCTGTGGGAGAGGACAAGTTCGTAGTCACTACAAAGGATATTGACTTTGGTGAACCGGGTAGGAAAAAGAAAATATATGGTGTAACACTAACATATAAGAGTGATAATGACCAGACACAACCCATATTTTATGATACTGACGGCGGTACTAGCTTTTCAAACCAGCTTACAGGTGACTTCGCTGGCGGGGGTTCTGGCTGGAAACAGGTTCGGGCAAAGCCCAGTAGTCCTATATCCTGCCAGAGTATAAGATTTAAGATCGTGAACGCTACGAATGATACTGGAAGTTCAGAAGGTGTCCAGATCAATGATGTGGCAGTGGAATACAGACCAATATACCAGAGGGTAAGCTAATGCCACTGACACGAGAAGAAAGAAAATTAAGGAATAGTACCCAGCCACCCATTGCTATTTCTCCTCATCCACCATCTGTGAGCCAGATGGCTGACGGTGAGAGGCGATATTCACGGGTGCCGGGCAAGAACCTCAGACTGTACCTTCGTCTGGGGTCTAAGTTGTATTACACGGAGTTCTTTCCTGTTGAGGAAGAGACATCCAATAATTGGGAAAGTTTAACGTAAGGGAGTTTTATTATGGCTATATACGGTGGAGAAGATATTACAGAAGAAATGATGCAACACTTCGTCCGTAGTATGGAAATGGAGCGGGAAGAACGTGGCGGTCAGGCAACACTTCAATATTTAAAAGAGACTGGTGATATAGAAGCCGAGCTTGGCAGGGTTGGAGAAGTGGCCAAAACTGCCAAACAAAAAACTGTTCAGGTCGCAACGGAGGCAAGGGGAGCCGCAGATAAAAAATTATTAGACTGGACAATTGGACTTGCAAGCCTTGCTCTTATGGCATATGGTGGTGGTGCTTTGGGGTTAGGTGGTAAGGGTCTCAAAGCCTTTCATGCTCTTATGAAAGGAAGTAAAGCGGCTAGGTATGGCACCACTATAGCGGGTAGTTTATTCGCCGGTGGCAAAGCTCAGAAAGCAGGTCGTGAGGTTGTACAAGAGCGTGCAGGTGAAGTCCCCATTGCTCAATACAGGGAGCCAGAGAATGGTGAAGCCGCACGGGACGAAAGATTGGCGGCTAGAAGAGAGGCTGGAGCAATAGAGACAGAAACAAGAACACTCAAAAGTATGCTGGAGCAAGAATATACCCCGACAGCGGAGGGATTAGGAATGGAAGTGGGCCCAGAATCTATTGCTTATGCTAGGCAGTTAGCTTATCCAATCATGGCTCTACTTGGTAGTATGGACTTTACGAAAGGACTCGGTGGTGGTGGTGGTGAGATTCGACCAGATAAAATTTATGATATTTTTGCTTAGGAATTAATTATGGCTGATTGTAGAACAGATGGATGCCCAGAGGGGCAAGAATGTGTAGTCATAGGTGGTGGGGAAACGGGCTCTGCCGGTGATCTGGTTTATGGTTGTGTAGATACACAAGCCCCGAGTGAAGAAAATCCGCCTTGGATGCAGGAGTTCCTCGGTGGCCTTACAGATGCAGACTTACCTACTGACCTAGCCTCTCTCTTAGAAGACGCTGGCTTTAGTGATTTTAGCCAGTATGCCGAGCTTTTTGGGTATGATCCGGAAAATAATACCTACGATCAGGACGCCGCCCATAAAGCTATTGCCGATAAATATGGTATTACGCTTGATGCGGCTAAGAAATATATTATTCCTTTCCAGCGTGAACAGTTCAACGCTATCCTTGATCGACTCCCCGACTGGGAAAAAGCCCAGATCAAGAATATCGTTGATGACTGGAACTTCTCAGTTTCACAGAAAACAAAAAAAGAAGCCGAGCTTCAGGCTCAATATGGTGTAGAAGGTGCTGAAGAACTTGGCGGCATTGCCAAGCAGAAGATCGATGAAATGGGTAGACAGCGCAAGGTCATGTTCGGTGAGGACATGTCCAAGGAAGATTATGACAAGCTTCCAGATGATCTACAATTCACTACCATTAAACACGGAAGTGTTATTGGTGGCCTTACAGGTAAACAGATCAATGAGGAGATCAACCGGCTGGAAGCCAAGTATGGTGAGTTTACCACAAAAGACCCAGAGACAGGGGAAATTATTGATGCTCCCGAGATTCTCGGTGGTGAAGCGGCTGAGAGAATAAGACTTGGCAGAAAGGCATCTAGAACAGAATTTGTAAGTGGGAAGGAAGGTCTTCGTGGGAGCCTTATGCAACAGTATGCTCAAGAACGCCTCGGCGGCGCTCAAACACGGGGCTTTATAGCAGGGGCAACCTCTCCATTTCTACAACAAGCTGGTAGACAGCCCGGAGAAGCATACACACAGCTCCAAGAAAAATTTTTAGGTCGTGCCGGTGAACTTGAAGCCTCAGAAACCGAGGCAGAAGAAGCCAGACGTGCAAGCCAAGAAGACCTTGTGCAACAAGTCCTCAAGAATTTTGAGTCCCAGCAACAGGCACAGGCTAATGAAGATGTAATAGAAGCACAATTACAAGCGGCCAAAGATGCTGGCTATTCCGATGTAGAGCTAGCTGACATAAAGGCTAAGATGGAACGGGAGCAAGCCCTCATCGGCTTTGAGGAAGCAAGATTTAAGAAGGCACTCGCCCCAGAAGACATTATGCAACAATATTTAAGTGGCATTGGAAGAGAATCCCTCCGCCTGTATCAAGCTGGATTTAAGCCAGAAGAAGGTAGTACTATAAAGACATGTGAAGAACAGGACAAGGTTACCTGTCCTGATGGCACCTGTGCTGATAGTTCAGATTTATGTTTTGGCCCTTCCAAAACATGTCAAGAATGTCTTGATGAGGGTCGAGACGATTGTTATGAAGTAGGTGGCCCCTGTGGTCAAACAGCAACACACTTATCGTGTCAAAATGGTGTATGCACTGAGACGGCGGGTGAAGGCATAGATACGTGTTCTACAATAGGTGAAGCATGTACTGGCGGGGATGGTGATGGTGAAACACACTTGGTATGTGATCCCAACACTGACACATGTATTTCTGTCGCTGGTATGGGAGCAGATGAATGTACCGCAGTAGGTGCGAGCTGTGGCACCACCGTTCCCTTATCATGTACAGAACAGGGATTACTGGAATGTGAGGATGGAACCTGTGTGGGAGACCTAGGTGATTGTCCCCCAATTGATGGTGATGATGGTGATGGAGTTAATGTGTGTGACCCCCCATGCGGAGCGAATGAACAGTGTGTGAGAGTAGAGGGTACTTCTGGAGCTCCGGGCGATTTCACTATGGATTGTCAACCAGTGGGTGGCAATGGTAATGGTAACGGTAATGGTAATGGTGCTGGTGTTGGTGGGCCAAGCTGTGAAGATAAGTGCAAAGCATTTCGGGGGAATTCAGTCCGCTATCAGGCATGTCTAAAGAGATGTGCCGACCAAAGAGCCGCTGTAGGAACGACTGGTACGCAAGACATTGTTAATGGTGGCAATGGTAACGGAGGCACTGGTAACGGAGGCACCACATTTTTAGATGATATGCGTAACGCAAGACCGCGATGAACACAAATAGTTTTAAACAGTTCGTACTCGACAAGTATAAAGACAAACACCGTGGCTGTGGCAAGTGCCAGCAACGATGGAAGTCAGTGAAAAATAATGTTAAATCTTTACAACAGGCACCAAAGTTTTTAGAGAATCAAGCACAACAAAGCGGTGAAGTCAAAGACCTGTTAGATATGCTTTGGGGAGAAAAATAATGGCAAGAGATGATATTTTAAGTCGGGACTATGTAGCTGAATCGAGACCGATCATACAAGACACACGTAGGAGCCAGATGTTGGAAACATTAGTGTCCGATTCATTGGACTTATTAAAAATGCAGACACTCAACTCCCAAGAGATTGCACGGGAAGAACGTGCAGAAGAGCGTGCTGGTAGGAAAAGTGTTACTGATTTGGAAAATGCTAAGACCCTCCTTGAAACAGAGTATAATCAGCGTATACGGGAAGGGACTGAAGAATGGGATCGAAAAGAAAGTGAGCGCATTCAAAAGAGGTTTGATGATGATCTTACTGAATATCGGATTATTGCGGGTAAAGACCTTCCACAATTAAATAACCGATTGAAGGCTATGAAGGATGTTGATGAGTACGCACGCTTCAACACAAGACTTGATGCTTTAATACTAACAAATGACAAAGCAATAGAAGTTAATAAGACAAGGGCTGACCAGCGTTCTCAAATAGCCAACGCTTCCGATCCAAATTTTCTAGCAACGGAGGAAAATAGTGGTGACACAGCCAGAGCACTCATCTTTGCAAAGTTTGAACCCGGTCACCCGAGAGCTGGACAATATATACTTACTGATGCACAGCAAATAAATTCAGTAAACTCCCTTACCACAACTCAGAGAGGTATTTCTGGTGATATTAATCTACAGAAAAGATTAACGTCCAATATGACGGCCGTATTTAGACTTGGGGAAGCTAGGGAAAAGTTACTATCACTTAAAACCCTCAATCAGGGTAATGAAGAGATGGTTAAACAGATTGATGCAGACATTGCTATCAACAAGCTAGACGAGCAAAACATTAGAATAGCAAATGTCAATATAAGAGCACAACTGGCGGCTGAACGGGGTGAGAAAAAGCCCACTTTTTTAGGGAGAATCCAAGAGCTAAAAGACATACACGGTTATGAGGATATCGAAGCGGAAACTCATTTTAATAGAGAAGTCTCAGGAGCCAACATGAGGAATCCAGAAGACATAGCTAAGGCCCAAAAGGAGGCTCATGATCTCTATGGTATCCCACTAGGTGAGTTAGAAACATTATATAATGCACTTACAAAACAAGGGCTACCTGAACCACCAAAAGACCCCGACGATCCCACACCACCTGAACCACCAAAAGACCCCGACGATCCCACACCACCGGAGGACGACGATTTAGTCTCAAAGGAACGCAAGGAGTTTGATGCCATAACTGAACAGCAATTGAGAGAGTATAGCGAAGCAGGGTGGTCGCCAGATCGACTGATGCAGTACAAGGCGGGTCGAGATACTCTGTGGGTGTCTCGTGAAACCAAGGCCCAAGCCAAAGAGCCTGAAGTGGATATCCCATCTGGTACTTATACAATACAGGGAAAAGAGATCAGGGTTGAACCAACCAAATCTTTTGGAAGAGTTACGGGACTCAATATATATCCATCTAATAATTTTGCTCTTTCAGATGTATTAAACATCCCAAAGACCAGTGCTGGGAAAAAAGTTCGGATTACAAAGGGTGATGAGGAATTATTTAATCAAATCGTAGCTACATTGTTAGCATCCCAGTAATAGTTCATGCCTAACGGGCCCCAAACATCATACGAAGACTGGCTTCAGAAAATTAGAGAGGGTAGAGTTGCCAATATCCCATTGCCCTCTGACGCTGAAAAGCCACAACCAACATACTACGATACCGAATCAGATTTGATGCAATGGCGCAGGTCTGTGCAAAGACTTGGGCTGGCTAACCAGTATGATATCCCCAAAGAAGAGCCACGTGAAGATTATACTACTGAATTCGCACGATCCATTGCCTTTGATAAAAACATTGATACATCTGTCTGGAAAACTATTCGAGATCAGCATCCCGAAAAAGCCAAAGAGATATATGCTAACGTAGAAAAGAAAAAACGCAGGGAGAATATGGTTCGGCAAACCGTTGCAAGGCTTGCCTCCGCTGTTCCTGTGTTTGGCCCCAACCTTGCTGAAAAGGTCTTTGATCTTTCAGAGGTAGACTTTACCCCAGTTGAATTAGAAGCTCTTAGAGATTCTTCCACTCCTGTCTATGACTCTACAATGGAGGGCATTCCCATTGGATTTGGTCAGAGCATCAACTTGAGAGACGCTAGCGAGTTAACAGTTGGTCTTGCTCGCTTTATAGGGATTGGTAGTGGTACCACATACGCCCTTCAAAAGCTCCCCATGTTTAAAGGTGGCAAATATATGAGCTTAATGACCAACACCAATGGTTGGAAACGAGCGGGTGCAAGAGCCGCCAAGGCGGCGGTGGACTTCAACATTGATGCTTATTCTCATCTCTACCCAGAGCTTACAAAAGAAGGTATTCCACTAGAAGAAAAGATTCATTCCATGGTAATGACCTTTCCAAAGGCGACAATTAGTGGCTCCCTGTTTGGTGCACTGGGTGGGGCAAAAGGTGTAATAAAGCAATATGGCGGTGTGTTTGCGGCTGGTTATGGCTCCGCACTGGTAGAAGGCGCAGATCACAGGGAAGCTTTTAAGAGTGGAACACTCCTGTCGGCTATGCATTTTACCAATGCACTAGGTACACGTGCAGGCAAACTTGCCTTTAAGAACTGGGGCAAGAAAAACCATATGTCTGACGAAGATGTATCACGGTATGCCGACATGGTCGTAGAAGAAAGATATGATAAGACTAAGCCTTTCTGGCGTGTTCAAGACCCCGCTAAATACGGTCTAGAGGCTGACGGTAATGGTCGAGGGCGTGTACAGGTTGTCAAAGAAACTGGCAAGGGTAATAAACGATTTGTTGTATTGGAGGATCAAAACTCACCCAAGAAGAAAAAAACTAAAGTTAGCGCTGGTGCTTTCTATAAGAATTTTACACGTCGTCGTAATCCGCAAGACTCTGAAACCATAAGAACCAATCGTCTGGGTAAGATTCATCAACGTATGAAGCGTATGAAGATATCCAATACAGAGAAGGAGCAACAGCTCAAAAGAGAGGAAATGGGTGCAAGGGAAGAACCCATGCAGGAAAGGAAGGAAGGTGAGATTCCTTATTATGAATACCTCTCACGCCGGACAAAAGAAGAGCTTTTTGAGATTGGTAAAAGATATGGCATTGACCCGGCTGAAATGAGGAAGATGAACAGGGCTGAGATGGCAAAGAATATTAACAAAAAAATTCCACGCCAGCCCGGACGAAGACTTTCTCTTGCTGAGGCTACCCCTGAACAGCTTTACAACATACATGAACGTCTTAGAAAGCAAGAGACTAAGATCAATGTTGAACAAGATATTCGACAGGGGGTGTACAGACCTAACGAGACTGGCACAAAAGTTCACATTGTCCCAGAAAACATAATGTTTTCTGTGCAGGATACTATCAGGTCAAAAATGCGTGGAGATCAGCTTGCCTTAGTAGATTCGTTCCATGAGAGTGAGCGGTTTAGAAAAAAAGTCAAAGAGCTAAAAATTACACCCGATAGATATAGGGATATCATTCGTGCGGCGGCTGGAGAAAAGGGAGTGGCTGAGTCCCTCTCTGCAAAAGAAACGCAAATATTAGATATGTGGAAGGAGTCTTTTGAAACTGGGAGAATATTTGCTGAACAATCAGGTGTTATTGACAACGCCATAGATCATTACTGGCCCGGTCTGTTTAAAGGAGAACCAAAAGAAATCCGGAAAGCGATCAATAAGTACATAGACGCCAATCCAGAATCTCAGTTTGCCAAGGAAAAGAAGTTCAAGACACCTACAGAAGCTGAAGCTTTTGCCAAGGAGGCAAATCTTGAGGTCATCTATGACATTCCCTATCTGGTTGACACATGGTGGGGTTCTATTGGAAAGGCGGCTTCTGCTAAGAGGTTTGTACAAAGAATAAAAGACCTTCCCAACAACACTACCGGAGAGCGCTTGATCTCTGAATCGTATGTGGAGGGATATGCTCGCATGGACGACCCCCATTTTGCAAGAACTGTCACTGGTAAAAAACGTGGTGGTACAGTTTGGGTAGACCCCCGTGTAGCGGGAGAGCTTGAACACATCATCACGCCCGCTGAATCTCCACGAAAGGCAGTTAGAGTGGGTTCCAGATGGTTTAAAAAGTGGTCTGGCAATATAAAACGAGTTATTATGTATAACCCACTGATCCACGGGTGGAACATTTATTCTGATGCCTTTGATGAGCTGTGGTTCAGCAGTTGGTCTAATGCTTTTCCCCTTATTAAAACCGCTAGGCTGACAGGGTTATTTCCCGGTATTAAATACAGCCCAAAAAAACAATTGAAGATGTATGAGAAGATGGGGTTTGATGGTACACTGGAAGACCTACAAAGAGCAATGGCTAAGGGTGGGGTCAACCAAGAGATTACTGGACGACGTGGTTCAGAAATAGATGAGTATATGAGAGAGAATATGCCAGACCTTACGGCTAATCCCATGGTTAACTTGGGCAAGCACCCCGTCAAAACGGTTAAACAGTTAGCCGACAAGGCTTTATGGGGAAGGATCGTTCAGAGTGCACAGGAAACTGTGTTTGCATTGAAGTATTCAGAAATGATGGCAAAAGGGCATACTCCAGACCGTGCAGGGGTAATGGCTGGTCACTATACTAATGATCTTCTTGGTACCACTGGTGCGGAGGTTTTTGTTCCCAAAGACGGTGCCTTTTTAAATGGCTTATTTTTTGCAAGAAACTGGACGATCAGTAACCTCCGTCTTGTTTCTGGTGCCGCTGGTGTCCGGAGCGAGCATGCTTTATTTCTAGGGCACAAGGGCCTTAGCAAGGTTGAAATGAAGGCACTACAGGGCGAGTATATAAAGCACTTGGTAAAGGGTGTGATGGGATTAGCGCTATTTACTAACGGATTAAATGCGTTGGCTACCGGCACTTCCAGCTTTCAACACGCTTATGATCCAGACAAAGCTAGGTGGGCTATGGAAAACCCAGAAGGACACAGGTTGGATGTAGACCTTGGGATGAAAGACAATAAAGGTCGTCAGATATACATAGTTATGCCACTCTTCCGATACATGCGAGATTACTTTGGCTGGTTCGGAGAGCCTATGCAGACATTCTGGAATAAGATATCACCCATTGGAAAGCAATTACTAGAGCAGGGTTTAAATTATTCTTTCTGGTCAAGGCGTCCTATTGCTCCTAGGGCCGCAGGACTAAAAGATCGCCCATTGACCATAGCTAACTGGCAGAAGTATTCTAAGTCTGCAAAAAGATTAAGATACTTGGCGGAAGGCTTTACTCCCTTAGCACAAATGCCGTTCAAGGTTAGTGAAAGACCGGGAGAGGTTAGGAATTGGTATGAAAAATATACACCACTTCTTGGAACGTGGATACGTCACGGTGCCGCTGGTGGTCGCCCCGGAGAGTTGATCAATGAATATCTCTCTGATATAAAATTTGAGCGTGATGAGATTGATGTTGTTCTTGATGAGATGATTCAAGAGGGAGACATTTCCGGTGCCATTACTGAAATGGTTCAGTCTAAAAGATATAAGACTCTCGATGCTATCCGTGATCGTCTTTTAAGATACAGAGACCCACTTCATTACAAGTGGACAGTCATGTTAAGCCGTGAAAGAAGGGCTGAGTTCCTCAAGTGGTTAAGAAAAAACCACCCCAAAGACGCAACTAGGGTTCGAGCTGAGATCGGTAAAGCACCAGAAGATAGGCATTGGTAGGGTAAGATAATGGCCGTAGGTATCCCAGCCGGACAATCACTCGCCAGTAAAGCGTCAGAAGCCTTCATGGGTTGGATGCGTAAGGCGACTTATAATGTAGCCTCTCGATCTGATTGGATGCGGAAGGCGGCTTATAATGTAGCCTCTCGATCTCATGGGGCGCCGGGAATGCTGGGTGGCGGTCAACATGGCCTAGGTGAATTAATTACAATGGCTACTACACCAATACATGAAAAAGAAGTGCCTTACACCGGTGCGCTGGGATTTATTGGTTTGACCACAAGCAAATACCAGAAGGGTCGAGAAATAGAGGATGTTTCTTATCCAGACCTGAGTGAAGAAGAAACAATGGACATGCTAGAAAGAATGAAACAACAACCTGATCTTCTTGGATTCTTCCTAAAGCAAAAAACCATGCAACAAGCAAATCTAAAACCACAGACCGCAAGACCAACCGAGATCAGTCAAAGATTTAAAGACCTTCCAACCGTCACCATCAAAGAACACACCAGAGTTTTGCCTGTATCTAATAAATCGGTGTGGTCTAATGAGGTACTCAAAGCATTAAAAAATTTAAAAAAGGGAGAGATTATTAAATTTCCTAAAGCCGGTGAGAATGTGTCTGTTGATGGAGTGCGTGCGGGTGGTGTCGGCATACGTCCAAAATTAGATATAGGTAGCTATACATTGTCCGCCGGTAAAGATGATCAGGGTACCTACATCAGCCTCTTTGATGTCTGGGATTTTGGAAAAGGGTATGTTGAAAAATACCTTAAGGGCAGTTCTTTCTTGCAACAAATGCAGGCACCACTGATGGAAGCGGTAGGTCAGCCCTTTGCAATCTATGACCGATACTATATCCCTGAGACAGACCTGCAAATGGAACTGGAACACAGGGAACGAGTTGTCGCTTCGAGGCTCGCATGGCAAGACGAACTTGCACACTTATTATCCCCGATGCCTGAAGGCACATATTCTTCTATAGGTGAAGCCTTAAAGGCAAAGTGACAACCTATATGTGGAAAGAACTTGAGGGCTACCCTGACTGGAGGATACAGACAGAAGACCCAGCCATGGCCAGAAAGCTCCGGCGCCACTCAAAATGGAAGATTTGTGGCTTCTCTATGAACTCCCCCTTACGAATATATAGAAGACCTTTTAATACGTCTCAGGAGGCGAGGAGAAGTCTCAGGCGACTAGCTGGTCGCATCTTTCAAAAGAACGTCTCTACGGGCGAATTAAGCGTCCAGACCCAGACGTATACGACCCCTAATTAGATACCTGACCCCTAAGCTTCGGCTATTACCTTTAAGTCTTTAGGTCTCCTCTTTTTTACAGGCTTTTTCTTGGGAGCCTTAACCGCTTCATTCAAACTCTCTAGAATCTTTTCAAGCTTGGTTACCCTACTCTTCAATTTCTCAAAGTCATTCTCTAAATCTATTTTCCAGCCCATTTTTTTAATACTCCTTCGTATTCTGTCAACACATTGACAGGGGTTCTTATTACAGAGTTCACACTTCACAAAAATAATGCAGGGGCAAGACCCGCCATGTCTGCTTGGCGGGCAGACGAACCCCGATCTACTAATGATCGAGGATAAGGTAGCGGGGGAAACCCCTGCGAATTAATCACACTCACCACCTACACATCCTGCCTGTCCAATACGAGAATTGGTTTCCCTATCAATAGCCTCTTGCATATCCTTGCTCCTTTGCTCACGTGTTTCCTTGTCCAGTACATTGGACAGTGCGTTCGCTGGTGGATAGCACACTGGGCATGAAGTATCTTGATCGTCATGCTCTGGACATCGTACTATGGAAGAGGGTTTTTTCGGCGTGCTCTCTTTAATAGCGGCCTCATTGTACCTGTCTCTTAATGCTCTTATCTGGTTAGCCAGCTTATCATCATGGAGTTTCTTATCGGCATGCAGTATAGCCAGTTGATATATCTTGCTTAAAAGCGTTACGTCTTGTTCTGATAGTTTCATTTGATAGTTGTCCTTGGCTCTTGTTTTGAGTTGATGATATCTTTCTATAGGTCTTCTTGCATCTCCACCCTTTGACTTAATAGACTTGATAGCGGCCATGTAAGCCCTATATACTACTGCTCTTGTATCCAGTTGTATCATGTAAATCTCCTTGGGAATAATTTCTTTTCTATGGATTTCATCTTTTTTGAGTAAGCTGTCTTCTGTGTTTTTGTCATCTCTAGCGGACACTGTGGCAGGCTCTCTACTGTAACATCAAAGGAAGGTGGTGCCTGTCCGCAGAACAGGCGAGAGTCTTCAGTGTATGACCGTGTAGGGGGGTTCCACTTACTCTTCCCACACATGGCACACACCCTACTGATCATTGGACAGTGTTCAGACATGCTACTAAGCATAATACTTTTCCCTCAATAGTGCAAATTCAGATAAGGGTATGTAGACCACTGGCTCTTTGTCTTGCCAGTCTCTCAGTTCTCCCATTCCACCCCAATGAGGTTGATAAATCCTTTCCGACAAAAATGTATACCGATAAAGCCCGTCCTGAAAATCAACAACCAGTACCGTGTTGACTTCTGTTCTTTTTCTTAACTCTACCATCCTCATGAATTTATAAAGACTTATCATATAAGTGTTATAGGTAGTAGACCTATGGTTCCGGCACCTGATCTCTACAAAGGTACGGATGGACTTTGTGTGACTGGGATCAACAAAGGCATAGTCAGCGACATATTTAATCGGAAGCTTATGAGCCTTCAGGGGTTGCCAGATATCCTCAAGGGTCTCTACTACAGCCCTCTCCGCTTCAAGATGTTCTTCTGTTTCGTATCGAGGTCGTGCCATATCAGCCTATTACAAGTCAACCTCTTCCTCAACCTTCCCATTGATAGCCTTGATCCATTCGCTAAGAATAAAGCAATACAGGTCAAAGGGGATGGCGATCTGTGGCTCTATCCGGTCACCCCGGAAGACCACTCCGACCTCTTCCTTCTCTGGCATGAGGTATTTAGGTATGCTCTTACGCCTCTTACAGCCATAGTACTTACCAGCGATCTCAACATCACCCATCTCGTGTTGAGCACCACCCCTGTCCCTGTTGTAGGACAATAGCCCAAAAGACTTGGCAATGTTTACCGCCTCTCGCTGTAACTCACTACCACGCTGGCGGTTACGCCGACCACGTTTTTGGTTTTTCTTTTTCTTAGCTGACACGATCTATCTCCTGTTGTAAGAATTTAACAGTAGCTTTAGAACCTTTTGATATCTTTTGGCTTCTCATTCTTTTATATAAATACGATCTAACGATCTGCTTCTCCGCATCAAACTTAGAGATGTTATCTTCCCAAGGGCCTTCGTCCTTCCGGAGTCTCCTGTGCGGATGCGGAAATATATCTTGCCATGTTGTTTCCCACAGGTAACCACATTTACATCTCTTAATCATTATATTTCACTTAAGTCGGCACTCTCTAACTCCTGTATCCTCATCACAGCGTTCTTTTCGGCACCGTACATATCTTTAATCTTGAAGCTTACACGCTTCTCATCTTTTAACCATTCTTCATATAAAATCGTTTTAATTGTTTCTGCTCTCCTTGCTTGTTCATAACGTATTCGTTCCTTGGGAGACATT